ATCTTCGTCATTCATTTTCTTTTCTTTTCTTTCTTTGGTTTGTTGCCCCAGAGTTTGGGATTCATCTGTCCATATCCAAAATCAATCTTTTGAATAGAACCTTTACCGTACTTGTCATAGTACATATCAAAAAGTTTTACGACCTTACTACAACGAGTCAGATCAATGTACTCCACACCATCTACAACATACCAGATCAATCTGGCATCATTTGGTAGTGACTTGTCGTTGGCTGCTTCGAGAGTTGTTTTCTCTTGAAGGATCTGGCAACCATAGTCTGATGGAGTAATTGTTTTACCTTCTTGACCGTACTCTGCCATTTCCTTCTCTTGTTCTACAGCAACCGTCATGAGCGACCACCCCACTGGATATCAGGATATGCTTCCGCAACTACATCGTATGTTAACTTATATTTAGTTTGTAAACATTTGTCTTTCACCAGACAAAGGATCTTTGCCTCTTCTGGATGAAGACCTTCAAGCATCTGAATGAACATCGTCTCTCTGCGGAGTGATGACAGTCCATCGTTTCCACCTTTCACAAAGTTGTAAAGGTGCTTATATTCACGACGCAATGACGTGTGATCAGTTCCAACAGGAACTTCATTTGGATTGTAAGGAACTTCTCCAGCAGGAACCATAGAGATAACAGTGTCATCAAAGTTCCAGATGAAGAGAGTTTTCAAGGAGAGATCCTCATACTTCTGAAGGATCTCAACCTTTTTTGCTCTTGAACGTTGCTTACTTACAAGTTCAAGAATCTCATGCACAAAAGGATTAGGTGGAAGTTCTTGCTTAGTCTTCTTCGTCGTAGTCTTCGTTGGGCTCATAATCGTTTTCAAATCGTACTGCTAAAATTTCATCGGGGAGGACATTACCGTTTTCATCAAACATCTCTGGATGTGTATAAACGGGTTGGGTTTGATAGACATGTTCCTTTGCCAACCATCCTACCATACCTCCTACAAAAAACATAGTAATAGAAACTAATGTTCCGATCGTCAAGGTTACTGCTAACATTCTTCTGTCCTCCAGAGACTATTTCTTCCTGATGTCCAGATAGAAGTTCAGATGGAATACAATCTCTCTTCGGAAGAGAGAAACCATCTTACCGAACTTTATCTGAAAAGTTTTGGGCGGTTCTGGTTTCCTCCTCCTACTACGTAGTAGTAACTCAAACCCACGATTTATGTGGGAATCTTGATTATTTAGATTCCTTTTTTCGTCTCCCAGGTCGTCGGTCATGACTGTACCTCCGCGCATCTTCTAAGATGCCATACAAATAATTTTTGATCTTTCTTGCTTGAGGTTTAGGGATGTGTCCATAACCCTCACGCAATTGTTTGTGATCATTGTCTGCACCACCTTTGATGTACTCTTCAAGTTCTTCTGTGAGATCACTGATTTCGTTAGCTGTGGTGCTGCCAATGAAAGCATCTACTTCGTGCTTTTTGATCTTGCTATCTTTCAAGTAATCATAGAACTTTAAATTCATTTGTCCCTCAAAGGCATTATCAATCGCGTGTTCAACAAGATCATAGATGTCGATGAGGTTTTGTTCCATTAGATTAACTTCTGCTCCCGCAAATATTGCACAGTTTCGGTACAACCACCAATGAGAGTATCATCTTTGACAACTCTTGGGAAGGTAGAACCTTTCCCAAACTTATCATAGAATTCCTCACGGGTAAAGTCCCGGTCAAGTTTATATATCACATGCTTAATTTCAGCAAGTTGTAACGCACGACACACTTTTACGCAAAATGGGCATCCGTCTTTTGAATATACTGTAAATGTCATAGGTTTTTTTATGTCTTTCAAGTAGTAAAGATTTGGCCAAGTATCACGAATGATCTCAGCAAGTTTGTATGGAGTATCCGAACTAATCACTCTTTACCGCTGCCCAGTCTTGATCGAAAATTTCAAGACCTTTATCGGTAAGGATGTGGTCATACATTTGGTCAAACACTTTGGGTGGCATCGTGCAGATTTCAGCACCATTATACCATGATCTGATAGCACGTTGCACGCTACGAATAGAAGCAGACAGAACCTGAGTTCTGATTCCATGAATACGATACAGTTCAGAGATAGATCTGACAACCTCCAGACCTGCCACTGACTGGTCGTCTAAGCGTCCTACAAAGGGAGAAACGTATGTTGCCCCTGCCTTTGCCGCAAGGACTGCCTGAGCGGCACAGAAGATCAATGTGACGTTGACCTTGATACCCTGTTCAGAGAGTCGCTTACAGACGATCAGACCCTCGCGAGTGCAAGGAACTTTAACTGTACAAACATCACCAAATTTTTCGTACAGACGAATACCCTCATCGTACATCTCAAGGTCAGATCCAACGACCTCCATGCTTATATCTTGTACCCCAATGTCTTTAATCTTTTGATAGACATCTTCTGGGTTTTTACCACTCTTCATAATGAGAGTGGGATTAGTTGTGACACCATCAACTAATCCCGTGGAGAAATATTTTTCGATTACATCGGTGTCAGCAGTATCAAGAAAGATTTTCATTTATTGGCGATTACTACGCCCATTATATATCAGATTGTTCTTCCTTGTAAAGATTCTCCAAGCGTTCTCTTGTCATATCAACATACATTACCTCTTCGCCAGGGGCAGGTGCCTCTGGGTGACGTGGTTTAGGTGGTTCATCCATCATCTTATTGATTGATTGAATGTTACTCCACATCAGCGCAAAAGCACCTCCAGCGATGAGAGAAAAGCATATACCGTAAACAAGAACGAGATATGGACTCACAGTGCATTACCTCTAGGAAGAACTTCCTCAGGGAACACAAAGTTCTCATGTGGTTGATCAACTGGTGCCAACCATGCACGAAGACCTTCATTCAAAAGAATGTTCTTTGTATAGAACGTTTCAAACTCAGGATCTTCCGCCGCACGAATTTCCTGTGATACAAAATCGTAAGCACGAAGATTGAGAGCAAGACCAATGATTCCAATAGAAGAGGTCCAAAGACCCATAACAGGTACAAACAGCATAAAGAAATGAAGCCACCGTTTATTACTAAAAGCAATTCCAAATATCTGGGACCAGAAACGGTTTGCCGTAACCATTGAATAGGTTTCTTCTTCTTGAGTGCTGTCAAAAGCCTTGAAAGTGTTTGCTTGTTCACCATCTTCATACAGAGTGTTCTCTACTGTAACACCATGAATCGCAGAAAGCAAGGCTCCACCCAGGATACCTGCTACACCCATCATGTGAAAGGGGTTGAGCGTCCAGTTATGGAAGCCTTGAAGGAATAATAGGAATCTGAATATCGCTGCCACGCCAAACGACGGTGCAAAGAACCAAGATGACTGTCCAAGTGGGTAGATGAGAAATACGCTAACGAATACGGCAATAGGACCCGAAAAAGCAATCGCATTGTACGGTCTGATCCCTACGAGACGACTAATTTCAAACTGTCTGAGCATGAAACCTATGAGAGCAAAGGCTCCGTGGAGCGCCACAAAATTCCAGAGTCCCCCAAGCTGGCACCAGCGTTGGAAATCTCCCTGAGACTCAGGACCCCAAAGTAGAAGAAGAGAATGACCCATAACGTCAGCAGGAGTCGAGACTGCCGCTGTAAGAAAATTAGCACCCTCAAGGTAACTACTTGCCAGACCGTGAGTGTACCACGACGTAACAAAGGTAGTGCCAGTAAGCCAGCCACCAATTGCAAGATAAGCAGTGGGAAGAAGAAGTAATCCAGACCAGCCCACAAAGACAAAGCGATCCCGTTTAAGCCAGTCATCAAGGACATCGAACCATCCCCTCCCTTGTTGTGTTTGTGAAAGAGTTGAAGTTGTCATAAGTAATATTACTTAACATTTATGGAGAAAAAGAAAGGGGACCGAAGTCCCCTTCTTGGATTATTCAGTTTTTAGATCAACCAACTGCAGGTGCGGTAAGTGCAACAGGAGTTGACTCAGCAGCAGCAAGGTCGAGAGGGAAGTTGTGAGCATTACGCTCGTGCATGACTTCCATACCCAGACCAGCACGGTTCAGAACGTCTGCCCAGGTGTTGATCACTTTACCTTGACCATCGATGATGGACTGGTTGAAGTTGAAACCGTTCAGGTTGAACGCCATCGTGGAAACACCCAGAGCGGTGAACCAGATGCCAACAACAGGCCATGCTGCGAGGAAGAAGTGCA